CGTTGTACGGGTAGTCAAAGTTGCTTTCGTCGTTTTCGTCCAGTGCCGGTACGTTGATAAACCTTGCCCTGTCACTGTCGCCGTATTCTTCCTCAAGCCTGCCCACGATGTCTGCCCGCGACCAACGAGTGCTAATGTGTAACTCTTTGCAACGTCCTATTTTCCTTTGGCGAAGGTCGGTGTTATATATTTCCCAAAGTTTATCCAAACGCTCACGCGACATCGCTACCTCGATGCCTGAAACAAGGTCATCACAGTACAAAAGCTGCATGGCCCTGTACAAACCAGCGTTGCCAGTACCAATCGACGTGAACTCCAATGTCTCAAACCTTTTCCGCTTCCCAAGGTCTATCCGACAGTCTTTCGCATTCGTACTCGATACTTGCACATCAGGAAACACGTCATGCCACAGGTATTCACCCTTTACGTCCATGATCCGCAGACATTCATCATACGCACCCCGCACCCACGAATTGCTATGCGAACCTGTCAATATAGGCGCGTCAGGGTTTCGCCCGCCAAACCATGTCAATGCGAACATCGCAACCGTGCTTTTCCCGACACCGGGCGGCAGGCTCCCGCATACCAAGTCCAACTTGTCATCGGCCAAGTCCTGTATCGCCTGGACAAATGGCCTTAACTGCTTCCGCCTCGGCGCATAGAACTTCTTCTCCGGCGCTCTGTTCCATTCCACGTACTGCAAGTACGAATCAAAGTCATACGGCGCTGCCGCCAACAGCACTTCCTTGTGCAGCCCATACAACGCACCCATTTCGCCCCTGTTCACAACGGCCATCGTAGGCATTGCCTCTGTAATCCGCTCAGACAGCCATACAAGCCCGTCCACACCTTCGGCCACCGAATCCTTCATCAGCAGCTTACACGCGCTGTAATGCCCCTCATAGCCCCTGTAGCTGTACGGTTCGCGCTCTATCTGCGCCGCCAACTTTTCAACCAACTTCTTTGCGTCCATGTCCTTATCCTCCTGCATCAAGTATATCAGTTGCACGCAATTATTTCAAGTGCAATTCGTTCACACAGATTTTTTTCAAATTCTCTGAAATACTCGAAAAAATCAATGAATGGGGGGGGATTTTATCCCCCCATTCATGATTTGATTTTTTATTTTTTTTTTTTTTATTATAAGGCAAAAAAAAAAATTAAAGCCCCATGTAACCGTTTGAAATATCCGTTTTGTAACTATTCCACACGCCTACACTGGCCGAATTATGGCCGTTTTTTTCTTCTCGCGGGCGGGGGAGGACTAACCCGGCTCAATTTGACGCCTGGCATACTCCCCCGTAGGTAGATCGCTGAAATTTGGTGGATTTATTCGTAAAAAACGCATTTAACGCAGTCATGTTGCTATTTTCAATAGTCATAGCCTATATCTACCCCATTCAATATAGACACATCCTATAACACAGCCTATATTGACAACTTGTCAGCATATACAGCCTGGAATATCCGAACATTCCCCATGCAAAACAGGCAGAATGTTCGGGTTTTTGATAAACGTTGACATGTGTCAAGGTTAGTTATAAGCGTTACTTATAAATGCCTCACGAATTATAAATATCGTTTATAAGTACCATACATTCATTGCAACAGCTTATAGAAATGGCATGAATTATAAGCAAAACTTATAATTACAGGCCCTGGACAAAGAAAAGCCCCCGGAAATATCCGAGGGCGATACAATGAATGTATGGTTATTGTAGCGGCGGGGGGTTGTCGGCGGGATCGCCGGTAAAAAATTCGTCGGACAATTCGTATTGATCGCGGGGTTGCGCGTCGGACAAATGTTTGTCCAGTGCTTGCATTACGAATATAGCCCTGGACGGGGCGCGGCCCGCCTTTACAAGTGCTTGTATACGTTGGTTGTAATGCTTGTCAACGGGTAAAAGAACCTTTAGCGGCTCTTGATCGGGGCGGCAGGGTATAAGCGTATAGCCCTCGGGAACGTCGGCGGGGGCCGTGGTTGCGGGCGGTTGCGGTTGCGGGGCTTGGACGGGTTGCGGGCCGTTTATAGCGGCGGTTATTGCCTGTTTAATGAATTGTGCAGGCTTTACGCCCTGGACGGCGGCGGCATGTTTGATTTGATCGTTCAATCCCTCGGAACGCTTGACACGGATTGAAATTGACTCCATTTTTTCGCGTTGGTATTTAGCGGTTGCCCGCTTTGCGGCGTCACTTGACATTAATAGTCACCTCCAATATGAATAATATCATACCTGTTATATAGCTGTCAAGCATTTTTAATAGTGCATGTATGATAGAAATTTCAATAGTGCAGGTATGATTACATATAGTGCATGAATTATAGTGCATGTTGTATAATGCAAGCACTATATATTTGTTAGCTTTGCCAATAGACAAATTATAGTGCAGGCATTATAATAATAACTGTCAAGAGGACATGGACCTTGCGACATGGCAGGTGCGCAAAGTGACTTTGGTTCCATTATGGCTCAGATTTGATCCCTGGCCTTAGAACCTCTCATCGAGAACGCGGTAAATGAGAATTGAGAAACAGCCTGTCAATAAAGAGGACATAAACACATCGACATTTTAGAGGAGGTTAGAACCATGGAATACACCATCACCCGCAACGAGGCTTTTAACAGTCTTGAAATCAGCTTTGACGGCAAGCCCGCCGAGGCAGTCCGCGACGCTTTGAAGGCTCTCCGGTTCCGCTGGCACGGCAAGCGCCGCGTGTGGTACGGCTACACGGACGAAGAGACCGCCCGCGCCGCCATCGACAACGCAGGAACCGAGGCCGCGCCCGTGGCGAAGGTTCCCGCCCCCGTCATCGACAAGGACGAACTGCGGCGGCAGTTTGAAAAGGCCTGGGACAGCCCGCGCATGATTGACTATTGCGTGAAAAAGGTTGCCGCCGTGGCCACCCTACCGAGCGGCGAAATCATCACCATTGACCGGCAGAACATCGAAACCCGCTTTTGCTTTGGTGAATCCGGATATGACTACGACGAAGCCGCCGACATGGCCCAATACGCCCGGACGAGCGAGGACTATTTCAAGCGGGAGAACATGAAGCACTTTGCCGACCTGCTCCAAAGCATCGACGAAGCCGCCGACATCGAAGGACACGCGCCGCGCCTGGTAATCTACACTAACGGCGCATACACCGGGCAGGCCGCAGACTGTGCCCTCCGCAACTTCGGATTTGCGCGACTGTGTGACGTGATCGACGCTTGCGGCGGTTCCTGCCGCCTCGAAGAGTTGCCTGGTCGTGAGCTGGTGATCCGCTGTCAGCCCTGCCGGATTGCCACCGCCGAAGAGCTGGCAATCATCCGTGCGGCGGTACAGTCGGCAGCGGCAGCGCATGAAAAGCGCGTCGAAACCTACTTGAAGCGGTACGGAACAAGCAAGGTTCACACTTGGACATATTGGCGGGATGCATAACCCGCCCCGCCGTCTGCGCGGCGTAAAACAGGCATCAGGCGCAGAGCGTCCCGCCCACATGGGCGGGGGTTGCACATCGACCCGAACAGGGGACACCGGGCACGGCCGGGAGGGAATAGCCGCGACACGGTTTCAACCGCGCACAGTGCAAAGGCGGGGCCGGTGGAGATAGCCCGACCACCCCCCAGGCGAACAGCCGAACAGGAAGAGACGGACAGAGAAGAGCGGGGCCAGAGAGAGACAGAGAGAGACAGAGAGAGACGGACAGAGTGCAGAGAAACCACGACACCCCACGACATGACAGAGGAGGTCATACAGATGACGTACAAAGTGAACCGCGCCCAGTATCGCGCCCTTGAAGGGTTGGCGCATTGGTGCTATCAGGCTGCCCGGTGTGATGCCGAGCGCGACGCAGAGGGCAGCGAACAGGCCCGGCAGACTCTCGCCACATTCCCCGCCCAGCTTGACCGTCTGGGCATCCCCTACTGGGTACAGAACACCGTCAGCGCGTGGGCGCAGGACTTTCGCGCCGAGGGTAACATCCGGGTTGCATATCTCGATCAGGCTTTACGCCGTCGCGGTATCGCGTGCGAGGGGGTGTAACCATGTGGCAGACATGGCAGACACCCGAAGTCACTTATTCCCGGTTGTATGATGACATGCTCCGTCAGATTCACATCCTGATAGCGGGGGCGACGGGGAGCGGCAAAAGCACAGTCGTGAACGGCATGATTCACGCCGCCCTGAAGAACAGCCCCGCCCGCGTGGGGCTGATCCTGATTGACCCGAAGGGGTGTGAACTGGCCGAATATGCTGACCTCCCTCATGTGATCGACTATGCGAACACACCGAAGGACATCCCCCGCGCTCTGCGCGGGGCTGTGTCCCTCATGAACTGCCGCTTGGCCGACATGAAGCGCCGCCGCCTGCGTGAATATGACGGCTCCGATGTGTATGTCATCATTGACGAACTCATGCCGATCATGACCCGCCCGGACATCAAACGCGCGTGTTATTCCTCGCTGCTTGACCTGCTGGCCCTGGCCCGCGCCGCGCACATCCACGTCATAGCCTGCACACAGTCCCCCGTTGCCGCCGTCATCCCGACCCCGCTAAAATGCAATTTCGACGCGCGTCTGGCCCTCCGCACGGTCAGTGCCCAGGACAGCCGAAATATCATCGGGGCGAGGGGTTGCGAGTGCCTCCCGAACCCCGTCATCGAACACAGGGCAGAGGGATATTACCAGCGCGGCCCGGAGATCACCCTGTACAAGCTCCCCCGGACCGAGGACGCAGAGCGCCGCCGCGTGATCGAGTATTGGGAGAAGGCCCGCCCCCGCCGTCACCTATTCAAGCCCGCTGTATGAAGCGGGTTTTTTCATGTCCCACCAGACCGCCATAAACGCCCCTGTCAGCCGTTGCCGCTGCCGGGGGTGTATCTCTGTCAGCCCGTCACCGCTGCCCCCGTCACAGGGGCGACAGAGGGCGCGACAGGTGGACACCGGGACGGGACGCAACCCCGCCGAACATGTCCCGGCACAATAGGACGCTATCAGAAGCCAGTAAAGCCCCTTTATAGCGCGTCTATTTTTACCCTATACTGTATAAGGGTAAAGGGGTAAAAGCTGTATTTGCCCCCTTTACGGGGCTATATTGACGTTATAGGGGTATATCAGGGGGTAAAAATGAGGCCGGGACGGGGGTTGCCTACTTGTTAGCAGGTATTAATGCTTAGACAGACTAATTAGTTTACCTTAATTCCTACCATCCTGCTCGGATTCAGAGCTGACGGCTCTCCGTTCTGCGCCGTTCTGCGTTCTGCGAAAATTTTTCCGTTCTGCGAAAAAACAGGGCGCGTTCTGCGCCCCGTTCTGCGTTATTCCTGTTCTACATATTGCGTCCATATCCTGCAACGCTTTTCTGCCATCGTCCTGGCGCATGAAATGTCCTTCTGTACCGTGATACTCGGAACACTGTTCACATTGAAGTCCATCAGGATATGCAGCCCAGTGGCTTGATCCATACCCACGGCGTATTCATCCGCACTTGCAATCACCTGTTCTGCAACCGCCCGGATGCTTTCTGCGACATCTTTCCGTATTTCCTCGGATGTTCTATTCGCTACAATCATTATTCTCCCTCCGTTTTCCGCTGCCGCAAAACCAGTTTCGATCCGTTGCGATCTCCTGACACGGTAGCCATCCAGTTGACGCGCCGATTTCTGCATACCAATACTTGCACTCGCCACAACGGACAACCTCAACAGCGGGCGCGGCATTGACAAGCTCGTTGATCTCACACCTGTCAACCAATGTAGGAAACTTCTTGCGGACAGCGCGTTTCAATTCTTCTGCGTCAATCAGTCGCATTTTCTTCCTCCACAAACTCAGTTTCCACCGTCTTTCTGTCCCCCAGGTATCGCTTGGCGATCTCGTCCGCGCTCAGTTCCTCGTTCTGTCTGCCCGCAGAAATCACAATGTCCTGCTGTTCCTTGTAATGGAACATGGATTTGAGCAGGAACATCCCGCCGACCATAGCTTTAGGATTGTCCTGAACCTGGGTAACAAGGCTTTCCTCAATGACGGACAATGCCCTTTGGACAATCGCGCCGACGCTTTCTGCGCTCCAATC